AAATCAATAAAAGATTTGATACAGTATCAAAATCAGCAATAAGTGTTTATTCTTCTAAAAACACATTGAAAAGCAAAGAAGAAATAGAAGAATTGATGAATAACACAACTTGGTTGGTTGACAATGAAGCCGTTGAATATGGTTTTGCTGATGAACTGTACGAAAAAGAAAAGTCTGTTGAATTTAAGTTGAGTGCTAATGGTTCAACTGTCATTGTAAATGGCATTAAACACAATGCAAAATATTTTTCTGAAGATTTTACAAAAAATCTTGCACAAGAAAATAAGGGAATTGCTGACAGATTTACAGATATGTGTAATAAAGTCGCAACAGTTTTAAATATAGATGGAAAAAGCACACAAAAAGGAAAGGAAAATGAGATTATGTGTAAGACAGTTGAAGAATTGAAAGAAAAGTTTCCTGAATTAACTAATCAACTTATTGAAAGTGTTAAATCAGAAGAAAAAACTTCCGTTCAAGAAGAAATCAAAAACGCAGTTCTTTCAGAAAGAAAAAGAATTGAAGAAATTGAACAAATTGAAAATTCTATTGCTGATAAAGAACTTTTAAACAAAGCAAAATTTTCAGCAGAAGAAACAATGAATGCAAAAGAATTAGCATTTGAAGCAATGAAAGCACAAGGTGCAAAAAACACAGAATATCTAAATGATTTAGACAAAGACAATGCTGACTCAAAAGTTAATGATGTTAAAACAGAAGCACCAACGACAGAACTTCAAATAAATAGTGAAGAAGTTGAAATTGAAACAGCGAAAGAAACTCTAAAAGAAATAGCAAAAACAATGAAAAAATAAGGAGAAAAAACTATGACAAAAAGATTAGATGCCGTAAGAGGAACAGTTGGATTTGACAACTTAATCAATTCAAATGACATGGGAACAAAACAAACAGGTGTAACTGTTGAAGCAGGAGAAGGTTTATTGAAAAAAGGAACTCTACTTGCAAAACGTCCTAACGGAAAAATGGTTATTCTTGGAACAGGAACAGGCTATGTAAAAGTAACAAACAGTACAGCAAATGCTTTAAAAGTTGTTGCTTCAGGAGCAGAAACAGGCGAAATAAATTTAGCAGATGTAACACCTGTAAAAGATGCAACTTATACACCTGCAGCAACTGATTATGTAATTTTCTATGATGCAGGTAAAGCAGACTGTATTTTAAATGAAGATATAGATGCAACTTCTGCAGATGTAAACGCAGTTGCTTATGTTAAAGGTGATTTCAATGAAAATCATTTAATCGTTAAAGAAGGTTATACTTTGACAGAAGCAGACAGAGATGTATTAAGAACAAAGAATATTTTATTAGGGAAATCAATAGCATAGATTTTCTTCTTTGTATATATAACTGTTTTAGGAGCAAGTTTATATAGATAGTTTATGAATAGAAAGGACAAATAAAATGACAACACCAGCATATTACAATACAGATGTGTTATTAGATGCAATAAAAACAATGCCAAAGGCAACATCTTTTATAACAAATAGATACTTCCCCGAAGCAGAAACAGCAGAATTTATAACCAATAAAGTTTTAGTAGAAATTGAAAACGGAAACAGAAGACTTGCTCCGTTCGTAGTCCCTCATATTGGCGGAGTTGCTGTTGATAGAGAAGGTTACAAAACAAAAGAATTTGAACCTGCAAACATCGAAGTTAAGAAAATTTTAAAAGTTGAAGAATTGACACATAAGGGTTTTGGTGAAGCACTGTATCATCAAGAAAAACCTGAAGTTAGAGAACAAAAACTTTTGCTTAAAGATTATTCAGATTTAGATGACAGAATAACTCGCCGTCAAGAACTAATGGGTTGTGAGTTATTTGAAACATCAAAACTTGAAATGACATATAATATGGGTGGAGATGAAACTGACACAAAAGAACTTAGATTTTATGACGGTGATTCAAACCCAAATGCTTATTCAATAGAAACAAAATGGAATCAAGCAGGGGCAGATATAATTTCAGATTTATTTGAAATGTGCACTGTCCTTCAAGAAAATGGTGTTAATGCAGTTGATGTTTTATTTACACCAAAAGTAATGAAAGCAGCAAGAAATAATGAAAAATTTATCAAATTGTTAGACAATAAAAACTACCAATTAGGCTTTATTGCTCCTAATGAATTAGGAAATGGTGCAAGAAAACTTGGTGAAATCAATGCAGACGGATTTTTATTGAATGTAATTATGTATAATGAAAAATACATGAATGAAGATGGCATTCTTGTTCCATATCTTACTGATGGTAAAGTAATTGTAACTGCACCAAATGTTGGTCAAACTGTATATGGTGCTGTAACTCAAATGGAAGAAAGCGATCGTCAAACTCACACTTACGCAGGCAGAAGAGTTCCAAAAATCATTACTGATGTTAACACTGATAAAAAAGAATTAAAACTAACGGCAAAACCATTATTAGTACCAAAATTTGTTTGTGGTTGGATTACCGCAGAAGCAGTATCAGCATAATTGATACAAAATTCAAGAGTAAAAAAGAGGGGTTATATTTGCCCCTCTTTTGTTAAACAGTAGTATTAGACAATTTTAGGAGCACAGATTTATGATTAAAATTATTGCAGGATATGTAAGTGTATCAGGAGAAATTAAAACAGACAAAAGCGAACCTTTTTCAACCACTCCGGAATATGAAAAGGAATTAGTTGATAAGGGCTTTGCAACTTATGTTAATGAAGAAATTAAAAAAGCAGAAGAACCAAAACAACAAGGAACTCCTGAAAATAACACACTAAACGAACCGAAAAAAGAAGAAGTAATACCTACAACAAAAATGACTTTTGACCAATTAAAAGCAATTGCTTTAAGTAAAGGTATTGATGAAAAGTTGCTTGTTGATGATAAAGGTAAAAACATAACAAAAGCCAAAGTCGTAGAGTTGATTTTGAAAGTTGCAGACGAAGAAGAATCAACCGAAGAAGAGGGCGAAGAATTAGATTTGGGAAATGGAGTAGAAGGAATAGTTTAATGTCTTTTAAAGAAACAATTTCAAACGATTTATTTAATGTTTTTATGAATATTGAAGAATTCGGAGAAACTCACAACATTGACGGCGAAGATATTGCCTGTGTTGTTGATGATGATAAATTAAAAGACAATTCGATTAAATCAGGCACATATAAAGGTGAGAAACTAATATATGTGCCTTTAACTTCATTACAAGGCTTATATGTTCAAGGTGCAAAGATTTCCTTTGATGGGGAAGATTTTTATGTTGCAGATGTTGCCAATGATATGGGCATGATTACTTTGACATTAACTAAAAATTACGGATACTAAATATGCAGATTAACATTAAAACTGTCGGCATTCGAGAAATCGAACGTGAACTCGGAGATATGAAACATAAAGCAGGTGCAGTTTTATATAATGTTATAAAACGTGTGCAGTCGAATGTTGGCAAAAATGTTTCAAAATATACTATTAAAAGATATGTTATAAAATCTGCAGATGTAAAAAAAGAAATCAAATTAAAGAAACCGACAAAACAAGATTTAACCGCTACTGTATGGGCAAAAGGCGAAACATTACCTTTAATGAAATTTAGAGTTAAACCTGATTCGGTTATTAAATTAAAAGGTATTTCCGCAGGGCCTAAAGGTGATTATCCCGAAAGACAGAAATACAAAGTAAAAGTTTTAAAAAAGAATAAATTATCATTAAGTCGTCATTCATTTGTTATGAAGATGCCAAACGGACACATTGGTTTATTCAGACGTAATCTTCTTTCAGGCGAATTAAAAAAAGTCGTATCGAATAAGAATAATTTATATTCAAAGATTAACGAACTTCACGGGCCGTCAGTTCCTCAAATGATAGCAAATGATGAAATTATTGAAAAGATAAACAAAGATGTTGAAAAGACATATAAAACAAGACTTCAACACGAACTAAACAGAGTATTAGGTAGATTATAATATGTATTCTTATGTATTAAAAGAAAAACTATGTGAGGAATTAACAGCACATCTTCAACATACGGCAACGAAAAATGCAAATGTTTATATAGATGATATTCCTGCATCAAAGTTCAAAGGTCAAGAATTAAATGTATTTCCTTTTGTTGTTATCGAAGTTACAGAAGGAAAAATTCCTATAAAAAGTAACAGTGATGTTTCAAATACAAGAACTGTTTTGATGAATTTGGGTGTTGATACATCAAAAGAAAATAATCCTGATGTTGAAACATTAGCAAGTAATATTATTGATTACATTTTAAGAAAACAAATCATAGGGGATATGTTTGTTTTAAGTGGAGAATCAATAGACGTTGCTTATGGAAAATTAGAAAACGAGGGATTATCACCATTTAAATATGGTGCAATTACAATGCAATTCGATTTACCACATATTCAAAATACCAATGAAATTCAAAATCTTATGACATAAGGAAAGGAAGAAAATTATGGCAAAAAAAACAGAAAAACAAACAGTGGTTCAACCTGAAGAAAAAGAAGTGGTTCAACCTGAAGAAAAAGAAGTGGTTCAACCTGAAGAAAAAGAAGTCTTTGATGTTCAACATGTGTGGCTTGGTCCATCATTCAAAGACATTACACGTTTCAGAGTTTATATAGGGGAACTTCCTAAAACTCTTGATGATTTATTAAGTGAATGTCCATTAACAGAAGTTCTTTTGGTTGGTATTGATGAATACACCAAAGGCTTAAAAGAATTAGAAGATGTTACAAGTATCAAAAGTATTGCTTTTAAAAAAGCAGTAAAATTTTTAACCGGAAAGGAGTAAAAAAATAATGGGAATTATTACAACAAGAGAGCAAGAAACATCATTACTTGCTCCTGCACAAACAGAAGCAGTACTACAAACAATTATAGGTAGAGCACCAATCAATTTATTGGCTGATCCTTCAAAGGCAGTTAATAAACCATTGTTGATAAATGATTTTCCAGAAGGTGTTGCAAAATTAGGATATTCAAGCAACTTTGCTGATTATGAAAGTAATCAAGTTTTAGCAATGAATTTTAAAAACTTTGCTGTTGCGCCGATTATTTTCATTAACGTATTAGATCCATCAAATTCAAATCACGTTACAGTAGTTGAAAAAGCGAGTAAATCAATTCCGACTTCAAAGAAAATTAATCTTAATGATGAAGGTATATTATTAAGCACAATTGCATTATCAGTTACAGATAACGGAACAACTACAACATATACAGCAGATGAAGATTATGTTGCTGCATTTGATGATGAAGGAAAAGTTGTTATTACAATTCTTGATACAGGTGATTTGGCAAGTGCTGCAGCAGTTGATGTTGGTTATTCAAAATTAAAACCTTCAGGAGTTACAGCAAACGATATTATTGGCGGATATAATTCAGCAAATGCGACATACAAAGGTATAGAAGCAGTTGAACAAGTATTTCCTTTATATAATAAAGTGCCTTCAATGTTGCTTGCACCGGGTTTTTCTAAAAATCCTACAGTTATGGCTGCATTAAAAGCAAAAGCAGCAGATATTAACGGAGTATTCCACGCAGATTATATATGCGATGCTGACACTACAACGTGTTTAACTTATGACACAGTAAATGCTTGGAAAAATAGCAATTCATTCACTGATGAAAACGGCTGTTTAGTATGGCCCAAAGTTAAATTTGGAGATAATATCTTCCATTCATCAATTCAACTTGGTGCAAGATGGGCTTCATTGGTTGCACAAGATGGCGGTGTTCCTGATTTATATCCATCTAATGAAGATGCAGGAATTCAAGGTGCTTGTCTTGAAAACGGCACAGAAGTTAATTTGACATTAAAACAGGCAAATGTGCTTGAAAGTCAAGGAATTTGCACATATTTGAATTGGCAAGGTTGGAAGAATTGGGGAGTATTCACTCAAGCATATCCTAACAACAGAGATCTAAAAGACTACTTTAACGCAATTAGAGTATTCTTTAACTGGTGGGGAAATACTTTTGTTTTAACATATTTCAATAAAATTGGTAAGCCAATGTCAAGAAGAAGAATTGACCAAATTGTTGAAACCGAAAACAAAAGATGTGCATCTTTCATCAATAATGACCAAATTGCAGCAGCAAGAATTGAATTTGTTGAAAGTGAAAACTCTGCAACGGATATTATTTCAGGCAAGATTTGTTTCCATAGATATTTAACAGTATATCCGGCAATGGTTACTATTGAAGATGTATTGGAATATGATGTTGATGCTTTAATGAACAGACTATTTGGAGGTAACTAATAATGGGAAAAGAAATTGAAGAACTAATATCACAATATAATTTATATAATGCCGATGACAAATTAGTCGGTATATCAACGGTCACTCTTCCAACATTAGATCCGATAACAGAAACAATATCAGGTGCAGGAATATTGGGCGAATATGAAACCTCTGCACCGGGTGCTTTCGGTTCTATTGAAATGGAAATACCATTCAGATGTTTCAATAAAGATGCAGCGAAATTGTTAGATGCTGAAGGCACTATGTTATTTTTAAGAGCAGCCATTCAAGCAAGAGATACAGCGACATCAATGGTTGTACAAAAACAAGTAAAAGTTACCATATCTGGTAAAAATAAAGGTTGCACAATTGGCAAAGCAGAATCAACAAAACAAATGGAATCATCTATTAAAATAGAAGTAATTGCTTTTAAATATGAATATAATGATAAAACACTTATAGATATAGACAAATTAAATATGAAATGTGTTATTAATGGTGTTGACCAAATGGCTAAAATTCGTGCAATGATATAGTAAGTCAAAAAAATTGCTCCTAAAGCCCCCTTGAAAAAGGGGTTTTAGGAGTTTTATTAGAGCAAGCGAGCAGAGGCTGGAGGGCTTGCAGGAGTGCAAGACCGCAACGCCGTTTAATGCGAGAGAAGTGATAGGAGCAAAAGTTATGACAAAGAAAACAAAAGAAGAAACAAACGAAGTATCTTTTATCGTAAAATTTACAAGACCTCATATTTTTGAGGGTAAAGAATACAAAGAATTAGATTTATCAGGTTTGGATGATTTAACGGCAGATGATTTAAGTTATTGTGAACGAATGTTCGCTGTCGGAAAAAATGTAGATGTTGCAAAAGAAACGAATATTACATATTGCTTATTATTAGCACAAAGAGCAACAGATTTGCCGATAGAATTCTTTAAAACTTTAAAAGCAGGAAATGCAATTAAGATTAAAAATGTTGTTTCCGCTTTTTTATACGAAGTGGCATAAGAACTTCCGAAGATATTGAAAATTTGGAAGAGTTATGCCTTTCATTATGTTTAATAACACACACAAGTCTTGAATATTTTCGTAAGCAGAATTTATTCTTTTTGAATAAAACGTGCGAACGGTTAAAGAAACTCGGAGTTATAAAATAAACACTTATGGCAGGAAGAAAAACATTCAGAACTGATATTGTAATTGGTGGTAAGGTTAATCCTACACTACAAAAAGCAACAACATCAGTTGTGAGATATGTAAATCAAATAAGAACAGCAATGTTAGGCACATTGGGAATTGCTTCAGTTAGTATGGCTTTTAATACTGTAAAAAAGCAATTAAGTGACTGCGTTGAAAAAGCAAAGGCACAAAACGAAGCCGAAGTAAAATTGAAAAATGCACTTGCAAATAATATTCAATTAAGAAAACTTGGTGCAAAAGCACAAGAACAAAGTTTTCATGCATTAACAAATGAAGCAAGTTGGTTACAAAAAATCGGTGTTATTGGTGATGAAGTTGCACTTGCAGGTATGCAGCAATTGGCAACATACCAATTATCAACTGCACAAATCGTAAAATTATCAGCAGGAATGAATAACTTGCTTGTTAAACAAAACGGCTTGAACGCAACTCAAGAAAACGCAGTCGATATTGCTAAACTTATGGGAAAAGCATTAAGTGGCAATGCCGGGGCATTAACTCGTTACGGCATACAAATGTCCGAAGCAGAGAAAAAAACATTTAAAACTGCAACCCAAGCACAACGTGTAGCACTACTAACAAGAATATTAGAAAGAAATGTTGGTGGAGTAAATCGTGCAATGGCGAATACTCCCGAAGGTAAAATTCAACAAGTAAACAACTTGTATGGAGATATGCAAGAGAGAATAGGAACAAAACTTCTTCCTATTTATGGCAAATTAGCAGAAGTTGCATTAAGAGCATTACCAACTGTTGAAAATGCTGTTTATAAAGTAATCGGTGCTTTGTCGGGAATATATAGAACAACAACAAATATTATAAATTTCGTTCAATCGAATGCAATTCCGATACTTGCGACATTATCAGGTATTATTGCAGGTTTTGCAACTTACAAAGCAATACAAGGTTTTCAAATGCTACAAGTTCAAATGGCATTGGCAAGTAAAGAAGCAGGGATTTTCGGTGCAATAGCAAACGGAAATCTTTTAAATGGCTTAAAGTTAATGACTTCGGCAGTGTGGAAATCTGTAACTGCATTATGGGCTCAAGCCACTGCATTATTAGCAAATCCAATAACTTGGGTTGTATTAGGTGTTGCAGCATTAACAACAGGTCTTGTTGCTCTCGCTTTAAATTGGGATAAAGTAACCAATGCAATAAGCAAAGCATACGACAAATTTAAACAATTTCTTCATTTAAAAGGAAATAACAATGAGGTTAATGCTCCTCAAGTTGATACAACAACTACAGGACACAAGGCACTCGGTACACATAGTTTTGTCGGTGGCGAAACTTGGGTTGGAGAACACGGGCCTGAAAGAATATCTTTACCAAGAGGAACTGAAATTCTTTCTAATAATAAATCAACTGCCGCATCTTCATCAGGTTCTGTTAATATGAATTGTACATTTAATTTTAATGTTTCAGGATCAGCAGATGCAAGTACTGTACAAAATGCTGTGACAAGTGTTGTTCCAAATATTAAAGCACAAATAGATGCATATTTTAGACAAAAACAAAGATTAGGATATAGTTTTTAATGGACACTTACAAAACCATACAAGGTGATACTTTTGATTTAATTTCAAAAAAAATATACGGAAATGAGAGTTATTTCATTAAACTAATTGAAGCAAATCAGGAGTATGTTAATACAGTAATATTCCCATCGGGAATAGTTTTAAATATTCCTGATATTGAT